CGCATGGTATTTATGTTGCTGAAAAAATGATTCAGAAAAGTTTATTAGAACAAATAACAGGAGAAGGATACTAAAAGTATCCTTTTCTTAATTATATTTATATTAAACAAACATTAATAATATGAAATCAGAAAGACGTGGTAGACCGAAATCTATCGAAACCCTAACCGCTGAAGGCGTGGCACAACAACGTAAATTTACACGTGAGTATGTTCAAAGAGATGGAGTCAAAGACATCTGGACATACGATTTAGACAAAAATCCAAACGGACCAGTATCGGTAGAAACAATTTATCCTAAGGGATATAATCATATTCTTGATTATACTCAGAAGGAAAATCATTGGATTCCGGTCACACAACGGACTTACATCCATCCAAAAACGGGTAAAGAAATTAGTCACAATAAAGCATTAACATTAGGATTAGCACGATGAAAATAGGTTTAGCAGGTACAATGTCAGTAGGTAAAACTACATTAGTTAAGGCATTAAAAGAATTAGATGAATTTAAAGAGTATGTGGGATGTGTTGAGCGTTCTAAGTATTTAAGTGAATTAGGTATCCCACTAAATACTGATTCTACAGTTAAAGGTCAGTTGGTTTTTATTGCTGAACGTGCGAGTGAATTATTTAATGATAATTTATTAACTGATAGAACAATATATGATGTATGTGCGTTTACTAAAGAAGCTAAGTCGATTAAGTCTAATGAAAAAGAGGTATTATTTGACGCAGCTATGTTGTTGGCTAAGCAATATGATATTATTTTTTATGTTTCGCCTGAAGGTGTAGAAATAGAAAATAATGGTATTCGTGAAACGAATCCTGAATATCGGGATCGGATCGATTCATCTATTAAATGGTTTTTAAAAACGTTTCCTCCTCGTCGTGTAGTTGAAATTAAAGGTAGTACTGAAGAAAGGATTGCTGTCATATTAAATGAATTAAAGAAATAACAATATTTATAATCAAAACACTCCTATAAAATATATAATGGAAGATAAATTAAAAGAAATAATTGATAAAATCGTTCGTGAGGAAATCATGGGTGAAATAACAATAGTGGATAAAAATACAAGACCTGAAGAAGTTAAAGATGAAAATCCATTAACAGTAAAAACTGCTATTGATCAGGCTAGAAAAACAAATCAACCGGTAAAAGTAGCTGAAATGGCTCGTGCTGCTGAGGTAAAATACTCATTAAAACCAGATTTCCGCGGCGAGTTAGAAAGCGTACAAGGTAAATTATCTAAAGCCGAATTTAGAAGTTTAGTTGATATTGTTAAAGTATTAAAAGACGAAGGACAACCTTTAACCGCAACAGATATTTTACGTATCCATAACGAGAAAAATCCAGATCGTCAATACGCATCACAACAATCATTTATTCGTCCATTGGTTATCGGAGCAATTGGTAAGAAAAAAATAACATATGATGAATTGCCATTCAGTGCCTCACAGAAAGACGTTTCGACTGGTTTCGAAAAAGCTACTGGCGTGGTTACTCCTTCTCAAGGACGTGGCGAAAAATTCGGTCGTGACATTGAGTATACAGCTGCTACTCAGGCTAATCCAGATTACGCTCTTCCTGCTGACCGTGCTGCACTTGCTGCCAAAACATTAGATTACAAACGTGCTCGTGAAGCATATCGTAAAGCTGATAATGCAGAAGGAAAACAACAATATATTGATAAAATGCAAGCAATGGTAGCTAACGATGATGAGTTAGGACAAGAAATTGCTCAACAATACGCTGATGGATTGATCCAAACACAAGATCCAGTTACTTTAGAATTAGCTAAAAAATTCCGTATTACTAAAAAGAAATATGGCATCCCTAAAATTTCAGATAAAGAAACTAGAGATGCTGCTGCTATCGTTGGCGCTGAAGACGCCGAAGAAGAAGCATAAGATTTTTCATAATAATGTTTGTTTATTTAGAGAGTCCGCTTTTAGCGGACTTCTCTTTTTCTATATATTTATATACAAAACTACATTATGAGTGAAGCAAGTATAAAGGATATAATGAGGCAAGAGTACATTAAGTGCCTCCAAGACCCGGTTCACTTTATGCGTAAGTACTGTATGGTACAACACCCAACTAGGGGACGTGTAAATTTTAATCTATATCCATTCCAAGAGCAAGTATTAAAATTATGGCTAAAAAATGATTATTCAATCATTAATAAATCACGCCAATTAGGTATATCAACATTAGCTGCTGGTTTTTCATTATGGACAATGCTATTCCATAAAGATAAAACTGTATTATGTATTGCAACTAAGCAATCAACAGCTGTAAACATGGTAGATAAAGTACAATTTATGTACCAACAATTACCAGGATGGCTTAAAGGTAAAGATAAACCTGATTCAAACAATAAATTATCACTAAAACTATCTAATGGATCCCAGATTGTAGCATCATCAGCTGCTTCAGATGCCGGTCGATCATTTGCAGTATCGCTCCTACTAATAGATGAGGCTGCCTTTATTGATGGAATTGATCGGATCTATACCGCAATTAAACCTACCATTTCAACGGGTGGTGGGTGTATAGCATTATCATCACCAAATGGTATTGGTAACTGGTTCCATAAAACTTGGGTGGCAGCTATTAATAATGAAAATTCATTTTTACCAATTAAATTACCTTGGGATGTACATCCTGAACGTGATCAAGCGTGGTTCGAGAATGAAAAATCAAATATGGGCGCTCAAGAAATTGCCCAAGAATACGAATGTGACTTTTTAGCTTCTGGAAATAACGTTGTAACAAACGATATTTTAGAATACTATGAACAAAATCACATTATGGATCCTGTCGAAAGACGTGGTATGAGTGGTGATTTTTGGATTTGGGAATATCCAGATCCTACTGAAACATATGTTGTATGTGCTGACGTTGCCCGTGGAGACGGAAGTGACTACTCAACATTTCATATTATAGCCACTAAAGCATTTAGACAAGTAGCTGAATTTAAATCAAAAATAGGCACACGTGAATTTGCAAATACATTAATTACAGCAGCTACTGAATATAATTCAGCATTGTTAGTTATTGAAAACGCAAATATAGGATGGGACGTTATTAATTCTATTATTGAACGTGGGTATCCAAATTTATACCACTCACCTAAAGGCGGTGATATGTCGATTGATAACTTCGTATATAAGATGGAAAACGATCAAACCGTACCAGGATTGACTAACTCATCTAGAACACGTCCATTATTTATTTCTAAATTAGAATCTTCATTACGTGAAAAAACGTTTATATTCCATTCTAAACGTATGTTAGAGGAATTAAGAACATTCATTTGGGAACACGGTAAAGCACAAGCACAAAATGGCTATAATGATGACTTAACAATGGCGCTGTCATTTGGTCTATACATTAGAGATACAGCATTAGTTTACCACCAAAATGGTATGGAAATGACTAAAGCTGCTTTAAATAATATATCAATTGCATCATCAGGTATCAGTTCAGGAACTAATATGAATGCCAATCCTTGGCAAATGCAAGACGGACATGGAAACACTTACGATCTAAATTGGCTAATGTAATGTTCCTTATTATGTTTGATATTTATAACATATACTACATATTGAGTAACACAAAATAATATGGCAATAGATACTAGTCTATTCGGACGACTAAGAAGGTTATTTTCCACTGATGTAATAATTAGAAATGTAGGAGGCAACCAATTGAGAACAATTGATGTTGATCGTCTTCAGACATACGGTAATATACAAACTAATTCATTAATAGATAGATTCAATCGAATCCATGCTGGTAATTCAAAACTGGCATATACTCCATTAATGAACTACCAAACATTACGTACTTCACTTTACACGGACTACGAAGCAATGGATACCGATGCTATCATCGCTTCAGCGTTAGACATTATAGCTGATGAAGCTACTCTAAAAAACGAGCAGGGTGAAGTACTACACATTAAATCTCCAAACGAGAAAACACAACGTGTACTTTATAATTTATTTTATGAAGTTCTAAATGTAGAATTTAATCTATGGTCGTGGATTAGAACAATGTGTAAGTATGGAGACTTTTATTTACACTTAGACATCGCAGAAAAATTTGGTGTGTATAACGCATTACCGTTCTCTGTGTATGATGTTCAACGTGAAGAAGGAACTAATCCGAATAATCCATCATATGTACGTTTTAAAATCAATTTAAATCAATCATATGGATACGCTACAAACACAAATAAAGATGATTATTTTGAAAACTACGAAATAGCTCACTTTAGATTAATCTCAGACCCATCTTATTTACCTTATGGCCGTTCATATCTTGAACCAGGCCGTAAAATATTCAAGCAATTAACTTTAATGGAAGATGCGATGTTAATACATCGTATCATGCGTGCACCTGAAAAACGTTTATTCTATACTAACGTTGGAAATATTGCACCAAACGAAGTTGATGGATTTATGGAGAAAATGAAACAAAAGATCAAGAAAACTCCATACATTGATCCACAAACAGGCGATTATAACTTAAAGTATAATATGATGAATCTAACTGAGGATTTCTATCTTCCAGTTAGAGGAAATGATACAACAACTCGTATCGATACATTAAAAGGATTAGAATATACAGCAATCGAAGACGTATCTTACTTACGTGATAAATTATTTGCTGCATTACGTGTTCCAAAAGCGTTTTTAGGATTCGAAAAAGATCTAACAGGAAAAGCAACTCTTGCATCTGAAGATATTCGTTTTGCTCGTACAGTAGAACGTGTACAACGTATTGTTGTATCTGAATTAACTAAAATTGCTTTAGTTCACTTATATACTCAAGGATTTGATGATGCTGAATTAACGAATTTTGAATTATCATTAACTACTCCATCTATCATTTATGAGCAAGAAAAAATTGCTCTATGGAAGGAAAAAGTTGAATTAGCTGGTAATATAATGGATAAATCATTATTGCCGACTGATTGGATTTACCAAAACATATTCCACTTCTCAGAAGATCAATACGCTGAATTCCGTAACC